CGAAGTCATCAGCCTCCGGGCCGCTGAAAACCCGACGAAGCCCACGCCACGCCGATCCGCTGGCGCTTAGACCAGGACAATCCCAAAATCATTCACCTCATAAAATGAAACGCCTTCTATACCTATTCACTGCAGCGATTACAATAACACTCGCCGCCTGTAAGCCTGCGCCTCGTTATACACTCCACGAAGGCACTGACCCGCTCACCGGACGGCCTGCGACCATGAAATTGAACGTTGAAACGGGAGAGGTTACGCAGCTTTCAACGATTAAAACCCAAAACGGACAATGGGGCGCTTGGACTTCCTACCTGAGCGACCAAGATGCTTGCAAAGCAGCATCGCAGATTGCCGATCGCACTCAAACCAACAATCCACGCCCATGACCAAGAAAGACGAACGCACCGGAAACGGACCAGGGAAGGGCAAGGCATCCATCAGCTCGACGCTATGCGTCGAAGTCCTCGACGCTCTGGATTATCTCGCCAGGGAAAGCGAACTATCACGCGGGGGCTACATCAGCGCCGCCGTCACTGCCTCAGTGCTCGCCGGAACCACGTTTCCCCGAGTCACGGGAACGGCCAAACTGCCACCGTCAGCCCTGCAGAAAGCCCGGAAAGCCGCCGAGAAGGACGACCGCAACCGTCCGCCGAGCTAGGTTTTAAGCCGTTTCGCAGGGCATAAAAGATTTCTAAAGATTTCTCTTGCGTTCCAGTGGGAACCCATGAGAGAGTATCACCACGGAAGAGCCAACCGACCAAACGGGCAAATCAAAAATGAGTGCATACATAGTCAGCGAAAACCACATCATCTACCTCGTCGCGGCAGCCCTGAGCCGTCGGATCAACTGGGGATCCCACGGGAAATTCACCTGGTGGAACAACGAGGCCAAGGAAATCAGTCAGTACGACCCCGAAGGCGCCGCCGCATTCGCGTCGGAGCTCTGGAAGGAGAACGTCAAGAGCGTCAATCATCGGTATCCTAACGATCCGGCACCGATTGACCTCTTCACGATCACGCCGAACAAACTCGATGACATGCTCAACGCATGGGATTTCGAGCCCGTACAGGTACTGAAGGCCATATCCTGCCTTGATTATCAGAGCTGTGAACACCCCGAATGGGAGACCAGCAACGCCCGCGCCTTTCTTGAGGGGCTGAAAAACGCCGCGATCGCCTCGCTGGCGGGATACTCCGACGCCGCGTGGGGATCACCCAAGACTAGGCACCAGATCCGGGCCGAACATTTCGCCACCGCCTAACACCCAACCGAACCACACCATGAATCCAATTACGATAACCAGCCTTAAGAAAACTGAGCACGGGATTTACGTTGAAGCATCATGCGGCAAGGTCTCGGCGCTTGTAGCCTTCTACTCCTACGGAGTCCAAGTATGCCAGCACAACGCCAGCAACCGAGTATGGAAGGGTTTCGGGAAGCTCTACGCCGACATTGATGAAGCCTTGAAAAGCTACAAGTCCGACGCCATGCGTAAAATCCTATTCGCCGCCGCCGCAACTAGCCTCTAACACCCACCAACACCAACACCAAAACGGAAGAGCCAACCGCAAACCGGCACAGCACACCATGACAACAACACAACACACCACCGGGCCCTGGGAATACAGGGAGGCCATTCCAGGAGAGCCAACAGTTATCGCCAAAAACAATGCCTGCCGAGTCGCCGAGACGTGCGAGATGCCCGGCCAAGATGAAAATGAGCGACGAGCAAACGCCCGATTGATCGCGGCCGCACCGGAACTCTTGGCCGCTTTGATCGAATTAGAGCGGGTAGAAAGTTCTCCTCATAGTGAAACACTCCGTTTCCTAGCACGGGAACAAGCTAGGGAAGCAATCGCCAAGGCAACCGGCGAGGAGGTGCAGGGATGAACTCACTACAAGAACTTCCTAAATTCGAGGAAAGAGACATAACCAAGGGATTTAGTCGTTTCCGATTTGGATTTGCAGAACCAGGAGAAACGTATGTAAGCCCCTTCAATGGGTCAAAAATCACCATGGTCGGTAACTATCGCCGCAAGAAAGACGCCGAGAATGCCGCAGCGATCCAGGGGCTAAAAGTTCACCCATACCTGGATGGAAAACTGCCGCAAGGGTGGAGTGTTTATAAGGTGGAGGCCCAGCCATGAACCTCCGCCGAGTCAAAGACCTGGCACGCCGGGACTACTTGCGCCGCCTCGCGGCCACCAAACAGGAACCAAAGCAAAGCACCTGCCGCGCCTGGATCGCCATCTTAAACAACCGCTGGCACTGGTCCGGAAACGGATCCCTCCAACTCCCCAACCCCTTCAGAAACTAGACAACACCACAACAACGCACCACACTAACCACAACACACACCCATACCGATGAAAACTGAATACACCCGCCAACAGCTCCTTGACCTCATAGAAACCACACAGGGGGGCGTCTCCCTCGACTACCAGACCTCGAACGGCATCCGATTCACGCCCTTTAGACTGTGCAATTCAGAGGGCGACGTTCTCATTTCCGGAGAACTCGACATGACTACCGACGAGGACGGATTCACGAGCGAGTTCACCGAAGCCCTCTTCGAGGAGTTCCGCGACGACCTCGCCAGCGTCACCGAATACAAGAACCTAGTGGCCGGAATTAAAGCCTAACCACCACAACCACCCACACCCATGAGAATCCTGAACACCGACAGCAACGAGACTGAGATCCTGACCTACGACCCAGCCGGATCGGGCGACCAGATGGCCGATCTCTCGGCAGACGACACCAACATCAACCGCGTCACTGGCAACTCCGACTACGACGCGACAGCCGATCAATCCACCATCTCCTGGTGGATTGACATGATCGACAAGATGGAAGAGAGGGACGGCCTAGTCTCCGACCTAAAAGCCAACCACCCCAATGAGGCCGGTGCGGCGTTACAGGAGATGACTCAGTGGCATTCTGGCGGAGACATGGAGATGGGCGTGGATGAGCAGATCAAGTTCTTGTCTGATTTGCTGGGAGGATTGGACCTCATCGCAAGCCATGGATCAAACTACCATCGCGGGGCGAGCGCCCCCGATTGGTGGGACATTATCCACGATTCGCCAGAGTCTGAGATTATCCTGGAATCTGCCACCATGGGATCATCGGCCAGCAATGAGTGGTACGCGTTCAGCGACCGTGCTGCCGCAGTCACTCACATTAGGAGCACATTCGATCGGCAGGCATTCGTCGATAATTACACCTACATTGACGAAACGTCGGAATTCTACCGGACGGACGACCTCGAGGCCACCGAGACCGAAGACGGAGGGATCGCCTACTCAGTCCCGGCCGGAGTCAAGCCCGCCTCCCTCGCGGAGATGATCGCCTGCGAAAGCCGATTCTAATGAGCCACCAGGACGCCAGGGCCACCGCGCAGCAGGTCATCCGTGACCTGCTCGCCAAGCACCCACCGGGATTCGTCGTCATGGTCATCCGGGCACTGACCAGGATGCAGCGAGCAAACCCCGACATCACCGTCTTCAGCCAGCCCCAGAAACCCGGCGACACAGGACTACCGACGCACCCACCACGGGAATAAACTACCTGCGCCGCCAGCCTCGCCAAAGTGTAGCATACCGCGTAGCACGAGACCGCCGAAAGAGAGAGAAAGATGATTACGAATGAGATGCTCTACCGACTGAGCTAAAGCGGCGTTACTCTGTGAAGGTTGACAATTCCCTCATTTCTCTCTGTCCGATGCTACAAACCGTTCCCACTAGAACCCACCAGACTCCACTATTCTTAACCTGCTTGACGTGTAGCAGAACGTGTAGCAGGTTGGGGCGTAGCAAGGAACTATTACCATGAGCACCGCAGAGAGATCCGAGATCGTCGTTATTCACCGGGGCAAAAGCTACACGCTTTGGAGGCGGGGGGACAATCTCTATCTCCGCCTCCGAAAGGATGGCCGGGCAATCTGGAAGACCCTCGGGACCACCCTGAAGGATCAGGCCGTCAAGCAGGCCAAGGTGGAGCTCGACCGGCTGGAGAAGAACGACTGGAAGAAAGAGCCCAAGAAACCCGTGACGGCCTCGACTGCTGGGCTCGCCACCGTAGGCGAGATTCTAGACCGCTACATGGCAGCCGAGCGAGACATCGCGCCCGCCACCAGGAATAACTACATTGCCGCCATGGAGACCCTCCTGCGAGTCGTCACAGGCAAGGATGACCCACGGGTGCTCGCCTCCTCGATCCTCACTGAGGAGACCCTCGACAGCTACATCGGGAAGGAGCGGGCGAAAGGACGACCCGACCATAGTATCCATGCCAGCCTTACTCAGGCACGGTGCATCATCAGCCCGAAGGTCATGTCACTTTACAAGGGCCTCATCCTCCCGAACCTCGACGGCTTCCGGGCCAAGCGAGACTTTAAGGGCGATCGTGAAGCGGGATTCATCCCATTCACCAGGGAGGAAGTGATGGCACTAGAAAACAAAGGCAATGAGCTACTGAAAGCCCGGTCCCCTCTTTGGATCGTCTACGTGTTCATGTCCAGGCTGGCGCTGCGTAACAACGAAGTGGCGCGGGCCAAGTGGAGCGACATCAGCGAGGGAGTTGAGTATGAAGATGGCAAGCCGGTGAGCAAGCGCTACCTCCGCGTCGTCGGCCAGTACGCCGAGGCCATCCCGGCACCCGTCGAGATCGGCGATGACCTGTGGCAGCACCTCCAGACCTTCAAGCCGTCCACCTGCACCCATGAGATCATCATGGACAAGAAAGGAGAGCCGATTCCCTGCAACACCTGCACCCATATCGTCCCGGCCAAGAACAAGACCGAGCGCTTTGAGATCTGCGAACGGGGGATCAACGACGCCATGCGCGATCTAATCAAAGGTCGTAGAAAGATCGCCTATGAGCTGAGGCGCTGGGCTGGTTCACTCATCTACACGGTTCATGGATCCGACGCCGCCAGGGATACCCTCCGGCACGCATCCGTTGTCACCGTCACGAAATACTATGCCAAGGAATTGAAGGGAGTACGGAGCGCCAAGCCGAGCGATCTCCTGAATATCTACGGACTACCAGCAACCACACCACCAGCCACCACACCACCACCAACCACACCCACCCCATGAAGACAACCACCACCATACTAGCCACCCTGATCCTTGCAGTTTCTGCAATGAATTGTGCAGCCCAGGACTGCGATTTGGAGGACGTCGGGATCGCCACCATCGTCGGTGGACAGAGCACCGGCGGCGTCCAGCAGATCAATGACAATGGGAGGAATGCCTTTGTCGTCGGAGACGGGAAGGGTTCGGGCGTCATCTACAAGGATCGAGGCCCCACCTACATCCAGAAGATAGGCGACGTGACCTTCATCGTCCCGACTGCGAACCCTCCCGCTGGCCAGCGGAACCGCCAGCGGTAACTACTAATTGTAAACGTTTTAGTAGAAGATTGGTAGATACCCCTAGCTCCAGCGCTAGGCTATCGTGGAGCGACTATCGTGGAGAGGCTACCTGCGTCGCCACGGGTGGAGCGGGGGCCGTGGGAGAGACGGGTCCGGCCTGCCGGGCATCGCGGGCGGACATGGCCTGATCGCGCCATGTCGAGACGAGGTCACGGTTGCGGGCCATGAGGCGCAGCTTGCCGATCTCGGCGGCGGCATTGGAGACCGCGATCATGGCGCTGGCCTTGGCATCTGCCGGACCCGCTGCGAATTTCGGACTCATGGCGAGGCGGGTGTATCCCGTGAAGATGAGGGATCCGACATCCTGCTGGTAGGCCGAGAGCTGCTCATTGGTCAGGTCGAGTTGCTGGCCGCGCAGGGTGAGCTTCGGGCGGAGCTGATTGGGGACCACCTTGGGATTCCCCGTGTAGGAGAAGACCGACTCCATCTCGCGCAGGGCGGGAGAGGACTTGAACTGGGAGACGAATGCCGGATTCAGCATCACGTTGAAGAAGCTATTGCCCCCGTAGGAGTAGCGCTCCATCGCCTGGCCGAAGGCATCGTACCGAATGGGGAATCTCTGAGCCAGCCACGGGATCTGACTCTCGATCTGGTTGAGATTCTGGACGATGGGGCCACCGGCTCGGGCCTCGCGGACATAGTTGTCCATGAGCTTATTGACCTGCTTGATCGCCGTCGGGACATACATGCCGGGCACCGAGGCGGCGGAGTCGGCGAGGGCGGGGCCGAGCCCTTGGTTGCCAGCCGCCCCCATGAAGCGGACCAGCCCCGAGAGCATCGGCTGGGATTCCAGCGTCTTCACACTCCCTGCCAGAGTGGCGGCCACATTCCCGGCGAAGACCGCAGGCTTGCCCTTCAGGCGTTCCAGACGGGTCTTGTCCCGCTCATGGACCCACTGGGCACCCATGGCGAGGGGCAGGGCCAGCGGTTGAGCCCAGTCATAGGAGACGATCACATCCCCATCGAGGGGAGGCTGGGGAGTCCAGATATTCCCCGACATCAGGAGGCGCTTCAGGGCGGTGGTATTGATCCGGTAGCTGCCGAACCCACTTGATCGCCTCAGCTTCTCCAGATCATCGCCATCCTCGCGCATGGCCGTGACGATCCCGAGACCGGCGAGCCATGCCCCCGTACCGGAGAGCCCGGCGGTGCCGAGGGTGGCACGGGTGAATGCCTCCGAGAACTTCTTCTGGTCGAACTCCTTGCTTGTCAGCACCGGACCGAGCCCTTCCCATGCCGCATTGAGGAATCCGATGGGACTCCACTCCACCCCACGGAGCAGGATCGAGCCGGGCACCTGGGCGAAGGGAGCGATGGCCATGCCGAGGCCGAACTCCTTGGACTTCCCGAGGGTCGTCATCCAGTTCATCGCCTCACGGACCTTGGCCATGCCGGTGGAGAGGAAGTTCGGGTCCTGATAGATGGCGCGGGCGGCCTCCATCGAGGCACGCTCCAGCATCTCCGAGGTCGGGCCGACATGGGACTCGCCGCGTGACTTGGCAGCGGAGAGTTGCTGGGCGATGGAGCCCTTGAATTGCGAAGAGTAGAAGGCCCTGTCGGCACCCGAGAGGGCGACCGAGAGAGTATTCTCCAGGAGTCTCATTACCGGAGAGGAGAAGACCGACTGACCCGTCGCCGCATTGATCTGACCGATCTCGAATTTATTCTGAGCAGTGAGACGTCCCAGGGTGACGAGCGTCTTCACCCCCTCGGCCATCGAGGACTTGGGAGAGAGCCCCTTCTGCCGGGCAAAGGAGTACCCCTGCATCACATCGACGGCCGGCTGGGCCAGCCCCTTGATGCGCTCGGCCATCTCGACCGAGTTCACCGTCCGCTCTGAGCCGGTCACGCGGGAGACTAAGGGATCGGCGACATAGGCCGTCACCGCATCGGCGACACGCTCCGGAGCCCATAGGATCAGGTTTCCCCCGACATTCTTGATAATGGTCAGGGTATTGAGGAGCATTGCCATGTTCGCGGCGGCGCGGGACTTCGTCCAGACCGAGGGAGTGACCGACTCATGGACGAGGTCGGAGACTTCGGCAGCCTTCACCATGGCGACTTCCTCCATGCCGAGCGACTTGGCCTTCTGGTAGTCGGCGATCAGGGACTGTGCCTTGAGACTGTTGGCACGGGTCCAGATGGGAGCCCCAAGGATCTTGGCGACACCCTCGGTGGCGGCGGTATCGGAGAGAGCACCGGCATTATTCAGCTCCACGAGCTTCTGAAACTTGGTCTTGAGTTCCGGACGGGCGGCATCGCGGCGGACACGGAGCATCTTGTCACGCTCGCGGGACATCGCAGCAGTGAACTCCCTGCTGATCGCGGCGGCAGCCACTTCCGCATCTCCATTGGTGAGACCGGCACGCTCGATCAGGAGGCTTGCGATCTGGAGCCGGGCCTTCTGCTTGTCGCCTTCCGATCCGACCAGGATGGAGCGCATGTCGAGATTCAGCGACTCCCGGATGCTCTTCATCGCATCGCGCAGCATCTTCGGACTGTAGGCTTCGATGGGGGAGCGCGACTCCGGCGGTATCACCTGATCGAGATACTCCGAGAGGCGGGCCAGTTCGGCGGGGTTGTCCTTGAGCTGCTCGCGGGCATACTCGCGGGCATCGCGCCATGCCTCGCGGTACTTCTCCTGATTGCGGAGGAGTTCACCGATGGCTTCCTCGGGAGAGAGACCGGAGGGGGAAGCTGCCTTCTTCTTCAAGTTCTCGGGAAGCTGTTGCTTCATCCGCGAGAGGAGACGACCGGAGAAGAGATCGAGTGCGGCCTTGGTATTGGGATCATTTGCCACCATCTCCGAGAGCAGACTCTTGGCGATACTGGTCTTGTATTTGGCCCAGAGGTTCTTCGGATTGGAGAGCAGGCTCTCTTCTAGGAAGGCTTGCAGGGACTGAGGCTTCCCATCCACTGAGCGGGTACCGGGTTTGACATTCGCCCCCAGGACAGCTTCCGTTCCGGATTGCTGGCGGGCTTCGAGGAGTTGCTGGCGGAGGTCTTGGATCTCAGCGAGGGCGGCGGCTAGGCGGGGATCGCCAGCGGCCACCTTGCGGATGATCGTCTGGGCATGGATCTCGATCCCTTGCGGCGACATGCGGGCCAGGAGAGAGGCGGCTTGAGTGGCCTGACCGCTGGTGGTCAGCTTCTCGCCGAGGGCAAGCAGCAGGGCGCTGCCATCTTCAAATCTGCCGAGACCTTGGAGCCGACCGGCCAGCTCGAATCCCGTGGTGATCGTGTCCTTGGTGACCTGCTGACCGGAGGCCAGCTCTCCCAGGATGCGGGTGAGGGCGGCGTCGATCCCGACCGCATCGACTTCGGCCTTGGCACGGGTGACTGCGGCGGCATCGGTCTGCACCTCATAGAGAGAGCGGGGCGAGGCGGCGACTTCGGCCTTGATCTCAGGGGCGACATTCTCAGCGGCGGCTACGGAACGAGCGAGCCCACGCACACCGGGGGCTGGGGGAGTTGGGGGGATAGGTGATGGGGAATCGGGAATCGGGACGGAAGCAGAGCTAGGAGCCGGAGGGATAGGTGATGGGGAATCAGGAGGTAGTCCCTGCTGGCCTTCGACTGCTGCGGCTTGGGCATTCTGGCCCTCGACTCTCGACCCTCGACTCTCGACTCCGTTTGCCCCGCCCGTGATGCGGCGGGTCCCTAGCTCGAAGGCTGATCCTGCTCCGATGTTGGCCATGCCGGGACCGAGGTTCCCGACGGCGGCTGCGGTGATATTGGCAGGGGTGATCGTGCCGGAGGAGGCGAGTTCCCCCGTGGCCTGACCGGTCATGGCGAGACCGGTCTGGGTGGCGACTTCACCGGCACCTTGGGCGGCCTTGCCCATGATCGACTTGGCGGGCAATCGGAAGAGACGACCACCGATCCCGGCGGCGAAGCTGTCGAAGGCGGCGGCCGGGACAGCATAGCGGGTGGCATAGGACTTGGCCGAGGCCATCACCTCGGGAGTGGAGAATGCTTTGGTGATCGACTCGGGACTCTTGAGATCGACGCCGCTCTTGGCCAGGGATTCGAGGATCTTGCCCGAGTAGTTCAGGGCATAGCTGGTCTCTCCCATCCCCTCGATGAAGCCAGCCCGCGCTCCTGTCATTCCTCCTTGGACGGCACCGGGCAGTGCTCCGACTCCACCGACAGGGGCACCGATCGCGGCACCGACCGGCGCACCGAGAGCGATGCCTTGGGCCATGCGGGTCGGGATGGTCTGGGTGGCTTGGGGGACAAAGGAGGAAAGCCCCTCGGCGACCAGCTCCGTGGTGATGAGGAGGGGATTCTCGATGAAGGAGGAGACCGAGTCGCCCCATGAGTTCTCGGGATTGGAGAACTTCTGATAGGCGGGCGACGGGGACGACTGCTCGATCCTCTGCTGGAGCGAGGCGATACGCGGTGCGTCCTGCTGCTCGACGGCTGAGACCGCCTCCTGCTGGGCCAGTCCCCGGTCGATGGCACGGGAGAGATAGTCCGTGATCGAGGGATCGGCTGGTTGGGAGCTAGGAGCGGGTAGCGTAGAGTCGGGCGCTGGGAGCTGGGAGCTAGGATCGGATAGCTCAGGCGGTGCCCATTGAGAGGGCGCGGCAGGTGCGGGAACGACACTTCCTGTCGCTGGCGACTGCTTGTCCGGGAGGGGTGCGCTGGATGGGGCGACACTTCCTGTCTCCCTTGCCGTGGTGTCAGGCTGGGCAGGAGCGGGCGTCGCGGGGGTGAAGGTGATCGTCGGAGCATTCGACTGCTCCATGCTGACAGGCGCAGTGGCCGGGGTTGATGGAGCCGTCAGCTCAGGCGGGACCCATGCCGGGGCATTGGTGACGGCACCCTCCTTGGGTGCGGAGAGTTCAGGTGGCACCCATCCCGAGGATGGGGCCGGTGCGGCAGGTGCCTCCTTGGAGGGATTGGCCTGCTCCAGCTCAGGAGGGACCCATGCCATGGGTTAGCGCTTGGTGAAGGTCTGGCCGTTCCAGTTGACCGTGGCACCGGGGGGCACCTTCGCGTAGTCCTCCTCGCCAGAGATCGAATAGACCTGGGGCGCGGCGGGAGGCGCGGGAGCGGGCGCAGGAGCTGGGGAGGGCTGGGAGCTAGGGGCCGATACCGGAGGTTCCAGAGTCGCGGCTCCGGACTGACCGACCGGCGCGGACTGAGGCGCACCACCCAGGAGGGCGGCAAAGGGATCCACCTTCTTGGCGGCTTTGACAGGTTGTCCGGTGTTCGCGTCCCAGGCATAGACAGTCCTCCCATCAGGATAGGTCATGCCAATTCTGCCGTCCTCAGTTTGACTATAATGAGGAGCAGGGGCCTGATAAGGCTGCTCATACTGAGCTGAATTGGGTGAAGTCTTCAAGGCGACCCGCTTGCTTCCATCAGGTAGAATCACCTCACCGGCCGATGGCTCGAAGGCGGTCTTGGCCTTATCCATGCCTTCCACATGTTTGGCATACAGGCTGCGGACCATATCAAGATCCTTCCCCTTCAGGGTAGTGCCAGGGGTAATGCCTAGATACTGACGGCCATAATCTCTTAGGGTGATTGGTTCCATAAATTAGAACGTGTATCCCTCACCACCAGCCGCAGCCCCGGCCTGCCCCTGCTGGTTCATCTGGATGTTCTGCTGCTTGAGCATGTTGGCGTATTGGAGCTGGGCCATGTTGTAGATTCCACGCTTCGACCCGATGGATCCGGACTGGAACTTCTCCAGCATCCCGCCGTCGATGGCTCCCTGTTGGGCGAGGAAGTCCATGCCTCCGCTCATCATGTCCAGTTCCTCGCGGGTCATCTGACCCTTGTTGGCGGATTGAGTCATCCCTCCGGAGATGGCTCCCGTGGCGGAGTTGACTCCGTCGGTGATGCCCTTGGCCATGGCGAGGGTGCCAGCGGCGGTGATCTGGCCGGAGTTGTCGTTGACGGTCGGGTTGTAGGCGAACATGGGTGGTTGGGAGCTAGGAGATGGGAGCTAGGAGATAGGGCTGAAGGCTGAAGGCTGAAGGCTGACGGGCGTTAGTATTGGTAGGGGGCGGCGCTGGCCATTTCGGCGCGGCGGGCGTCCATCCACTTGCGCAGGCGGGCCTTCCAGCCGGGGCGGGTGGAGATATACTCGGCGATGCGCGGGCCGTTGGCGGCGTATCTGCTGACGCGGCGGTAGCTGCCACGGGTGAGCAGCCAGTCGCGGAACTCCATCCATGCAGGGTTCTCCTCGCCATAGACCTCGCGGGCGACCCAGCACATGGCGGCAGCCGATCCGATCTTGCCGACGGCACCGATGGCCGACCCTGCGATCTGACCCCACATGGCGTTGTTCGCGGCGGAGGTGGCCGCGTTGTTGTTGAGTGCCGAGTTATACATCGACGCCTGCATGTTGGTATTGAAGCTGGAGACATTCCCCGCCATCCCGAGGGCTTGGTTATAGGTATTGCCGATCATCTGCCCCGTCTGGCCGAGGATGCCACTGCCGAGCTGGACACCGGTGCCGAGCGCACGCTGGTACGGGTCGAGGTTCACCAGGGCATTGGCCCCGCCGAAGCCAAGCTGCGCGGCATTCTGATAGGCCCCGCCTCCCTGACCGTAGATGTTGGCGGTATTGCCGAGCATGGCTCCAGCGTAGTTGCCACGGGTGATGTTGGAGTTGATCCCCGCCGTATTGGCATTCATCAAGAAGTCCCGGTTGGCGGCGAGCTGATTCATGTTCGCGGCCTGATTGGACTGCTGGGCGGCCATGCGTTGCTGGTTCATCGCCTGATCGCGGGATTGATTGGCGAGCTGGGCCTGCATCCCGACGCCCTGATTGGCTAGGGCAAACTGATTTCGGGCCCCAGTATTGGCCTGACGACGGGAGAGATCCTGGGCCTGCACGTTGGCGGCGAAGGCGGCGTCCTCGTTCATCCGCTGACGGGAGAAGGCCGAACGATTCAGGATCTCGGCGGCGGCGGCACCTGAGCCGACTCCGAGACCACGGGCAGCGAAGGCACCTCGGGCACCTTGGGAAGCATTGCGTAGCTCCTCCTCGGAGAGTTGGCCGTTGTTGGCGAGGCGCGACTGTGCCGAGGAGAGGAGCTGACCACCGAGAGCACCAGCCCCGGTTGATTCCGCATTGGCATTGAGCGCCTCCACGTTGCGGATCTGATCGGGCATGGAGACCTGATCGGCCTGGACATTGAGAGCTTGAGATCCGGCTTGACTGATCTGATTGTCCAGTGCGGTGGGGTCTTGGGCAAATTGTGCGGCTTGCTCGCCGAGATCCTGAGCCCGGAGTCCGAGATAGTTGATTCGATCTCCCGTCCCGATCAGGGCATTGGCCCCGCGCTCCAGTGTCGTGTCGATGACTCCCTTGGCCTGACGGGTGTAGGCATTGTCCAGATTCCCGCCGATCTTTGCGACCGTCCCGAGCTGGAGCTTCTCCATCTGGGGGTAGTATTTGATCTGCGACTTGAACTGCTGATCGACCGCGGCGCGGGCCTGCTCGTTGGCCGAGGCCATGAGCTTGGCATAGTCGATCGGCTGAGGCTTGTCGGGAACTGATTGTTTGGAGGATCCGCCCATAATGGTAGGGGTTTAGGCTGAAGGCTGAAGGCTGAAGGCTAAGAAGAATGCATGCCGACGCGGCGGGCGAGGTGAGCCCACTTGTAGGCGTGGATGTTGTGCGGGCGATTGCGGGCGGCTCGATACCAGAGGGTCCATTCGTGAGAGCGAGGCGCTACTCTGAGAAATTCTTTGACCGGATTGTGACAAGTGCCCGCTGCCAATTCGACGAACCAAGCGTTGGGAGAAGGCTGCCGTAACGGATGCGAAGCAACGGCCGGGCCAGCCTGGCTGAAGGCTGAAGGCTGAAGGATTTCCTTGGCTACCGGATCCCATGTCACTTCCTGTGCCAACAGGAAGACATCCTTTGTTGAATGGATGAGACCGCCGGAGAGATGCCACCCGAGGACTTCCTCGAAGGGCGTCATGCAGTTGGCCTCCTGCCATTGTCGTGCGATCTCCCATGCGAGCATTAGGCTGAGGGTCGAGGGTCGAGAGTCGAGGGCCAGACAGCCTTGATCTCTTCCAGCGTGTCGGGAAGCGGGGTCTTTGTGATGTCTCGCAGCTCCTGCTTCTCGGCTGCGATCTCGGCCTGCTTGGTTGCGTCGCCCTGCTCGACTGCTCGCATAAAGGCGACATCGAGTGCGGCGAGCTTCGGCGCACGGGCAGCGCGGAACTTGTCCAAATGGATTGCTTTCGCCTTGTCGATATTGACCTCTGCGCCTGGCTCCTCGGAGTAGTCGTAGGCGTTGAAGTAGTCGTTATCTATGTCTAGGGAATCAACGATCTTGTAGGGGGTGTTAGCAGGAACATCCTTGATGGCATCTTGCACATCACCTGCGGGGATGATGACTGCGACCTGTCCGCTCTCTTGTGGGTAGATAATGAATGGCATATTAGTTTCCGAAAATGGTTACGCTTACATTGGCAGAGTCTTGTGCTACAGCGTACTGGTTGACCAGAGCAACCGCTCTAACGCCAACGCCAGTTGTGGTGGGCGCCCCCCCGGCCGAAACAATCTCATTCAGTTCAAGCCAACAGGTGTTTGCCGCGTCGTTAGATGCTATGCCACTAACAGAATATCCCACTGCAATAGCCGACGAAAAGTTGACCCTATATGCGCCAGCAGAGGACTTGGTAACGCTGGATACGTTGTAGCTGGATCGGATTGCAGGGGTTCCAGTTCCGTTGAAGTTTACCCAACATTTTGCGATCCTTGCCTGCTCGGCGGTTCCGAGTTTCGCGGCGGTAACGATTCCATTGGCGATCTTGGCCGGGGTTGAGACCACACCGTCAGCAATCGCATTGGCCGTGGTGGCCGTCGTAGCGTTTCCGCTCAGCGAGGCCGTGATGGTTCCAGCCGAGAAGTTACCACTCGCATCGCGGGCGACGATGGCGCTGGCGGTATTTGCGCTCGTAGCCGTGGTGGCTGAGTTGGAGACCTTATTACTTGAGGAGATGGTGGCCAGCTTCGTGTCCGCAATGGCGGCGGCCGAGTTAATGTCGGCATTGACGATGGAATCTGCGGTGATTGCGCTGGCAATGGTGATAGCAGCCGTTCCGTTGAAAGGGGTGGCCGTCCCGGTGACATCGCCCGAGATGGCGATCGTGCGTGCCGTCTGAAGCGCTGTGGCCGTCGAGGCATTGCCGGTGACAGCTCCAGTGAGGTTGGCCGTGATCGTGCCCGAGCTGATCGTTCCAGTCGTATTGATCGCAGTCGAGCCGCTGATCGTTCCGGAGGTGATGGCATTCCCACTCACCTTGCCAGCCGTCGAAATCGTGGCCAGCTTCGTGTCCACGATCCCAGCCGTGGCCGAGACATCGGCATCGACGATTTGAGTCACGGTCGCGCTATCGACCAGGGTGTTCAGCTTGGTCGGGGTGACGACTTCTCCGGAGACGAAAGTTCTGCCTTTGGTGACGGTTGCCATGAAGATAGGTGTTTAGGCTGAAGGCTGAAGGCTGAAGGGAGGGAGATTCACAGGGATAAAGGGGATGAAAGGGATAAAGGGAGGTGGAGAAACTGGTTCCAGTGGGAAGGGCTGAAGATTATTTTTCATTCTTCATTTTCCATTTTTCATTCGCTCCCTACTCTTCCGTCCTCGTCCCTGTCTTGGGGAGTGAGTCGATGGTGGCTTCTGCCGTGAGTGCCCGTAGGATCGGCCTGCCTGATGTCGTCCTCCATCTCAGATCCAGCATGTTTGCATTCCTGCGGATCGGCCCCTTGATGGTATAATCTTCCAGTGAGATCCCGTTATTTGTCAAGCTCAGGATCTCGAAATCTCCATCGGGATCGGTCGTGATGGCATCCATGGCGGCGCTGGCTCCGGACGGGAGCACCACCGAGGAGACGGTCCTGGTCATCCTCTTGCTGGTCAGCGATCCGAATCCATAGCGGCGGGTGACAAGCTGGCCCGCCACGGTGTAGGTGCCGGTGCCGGTCGGTTGGTCATCGAGTCCACTGTCATATTGATCGAGCAAGTAGAGCTTGCCATTGCGGGAGCCCGCATAGAGGCGACGCTCGGTGCCGTAGTCCGAGACCATGAGGTTATCGAGGTTGAAGGCATAGCCATCCCGACTCTCCCATGCCTCATTCAGCATGTTGTAGATGAAGAGGGTATTGGGAGAATCGGAGGGAATCCCATTGGCCAGCTTGGTGGGAACGGCCAGGTAGTATCTGTTATTGAAGAAGATCCCGTTGGAGAGGCCGACGGCCGGGACATTGATCTCACCCAGGAGATCGGCGATCGGATCGGAGAGGGGCTTGGTATTGCCGCGCAGCTTCAGGTCGAACTGATTGTCGAGCCGGTAGACCCCGCTGTCTGAGAGGAAGTAGACATAGACACCGGCCGTTGCAATGGAGCGGCGAGCGCAGCAGCCGACTTCGTTGGTCAGGAGCTGGAGTGAGGAATTGGCCGGGTCGATCGAGATCCCGTCGGCACCCATGACGGCCGTGGCCAGCCAGATCGACTTCCGGCAGAAGACGAGGACCTGACCCTCGGCGTAGGGGTGAAGGGCCACGATCTGATCGTTGGAGCCCGCATTGGCCCGGAAGGACTTCAGCAGGGGATCGTAGGTCTCGGCATCGAGGACATCGGAGATGATCACCTCGTCCCGGTTGCGGGCCATGAGCAGGGTGTTGTTCGTGTAGGTGACGATGGAGCCCGAGGGCATTCTGCTGAAGGTGGGTCCTGCCGGGTGGGTGCCGAGGCCGACCCTGACGAGGTTCCCCGCGCCTCCATCCCAGACCAGGGGAGGACAGACTCGACGGGCGAAGGCCACGCCGGTCGAGGGGGTGACGGTGCCGGTCGGGACGGCGAAGGTGAAGGTCGTAGTCGTCGGGACACTGGCAATGAGGAAGTCGGCATTATATCCCGCCTGATCACTGCCATAGATCCGGACCACCTGACCGGCCGTGTAGCCATGGGGAGTCGGCGTGGTGGCGGTGGCGGTGCCGGTCGTCTGCATGATCGAGGAGAGCCGGTATTCAGGTTCATCCCGCCAGCGCAGGAGATAGAGGCGGTCGAAGGCTTGGATCATCGAGACATCATCACCGGGCAGGATCAGCTCCGTGACGGGAGAGGTGGGATAGCTCTTGGTGACGAGGCTGGCACCATCCCGCCAGAGATAGGCGGCGTCAGGCCCGGCGAGCACGATGTATTCATTGGAATCATCCAGCCGGGGAGAGGAGTAGAGACCGGCGGCAAAGACACCTCCCGAGTAGGTCGAGCGGACGATAGGTCCCGTCACCTCATCTCCGAGCGTGAAGTCGAGGACCAGCTCCGTCTCACCGGCCGCGATGGCATCGGCCAGACGCTTGGCTCCCTTGCGTGTCTGGGCCACTCCCCGGTCGAGGCGCATGTTGACCGCGAGCTGGACCATCCCCTCCTTGAGCTGGAGAGGATTGAGGCGGGAGGCCATGCCGATAAAGCCGGAATCTCCTTCGCGTTGGGTGGGGTTGTCGAGGGGCATTTGAGAGGCAGGGGATCGGTGATAGGGAATAGGTGATAGGGACCGAAGGGATCAGACAACGGCGCGGCCTGCCTTTACGCGTTCGCGCATTTGGGCCATGGTGAGGCCGGTGCGCCACTGGATGTGCGGCTCGTCGATGAACTTCCAGTCCCCTCCCCATTCGAGGGTGGGGAAGGGGGTCACGATCTTGCCGATGTCGCGGTAGAAGGGGGTATCGCCCAGGTAGCGGCCATCGGGAAGGAAGAGCCCGACATCGACGGCGATGCCGAAATTGTGATTGCTCTCCCCACCCTTGGCCCGCGTCACGATGGGACCGGGGGACCCGCCGCGGCCCTTGGCGTAGAGGGCATCCTGCTCGGCATAGGTGCGGGTGCCGGAGATGAATTTGCATTCCAGCCCCTTCTCCTGGAAGTGCTTCTTCAGCTCGATCAAGAGATTGGCAAAGGTCGGCTGCACCTTCAGGAGAAGGGTGGCGATGACCTTGGCGGAGCGGGGGTCGATCATCAGGGGAAAGGCTAAAGGCTGAAGGCTGAAGGCTGAAGGCTGAAGGCTGAAGGAAGGGATCACTTGGTGACTCCTCGTATCTTTTCCCAGGAGCGAGCGCCGGTTAGACCGAGGAGGCCGAAGAGGACGGTGTTGAGCGCATCGTGGTCGAGGGCGACGACGGGTGCGGGATGCTTGGTGAAGAGCGTGTAGAAGAAACTGAAGAGGGGTTGCCCCACGAACTGCCATGCGAACGCCGAAGCACAGACCCATCCCACGGCGGGTCTCCAGGATGAGGCAAAGAGGTTACTGCTTGAGGCCTCGATGGCGTTGACATCGGTTTGCGCCTTGCTCATCTGAGCCTCCATATCCATCAGCTTGACGCTGAGTTCCGCCTGGATCTTGGCAGCTTGATCCCGGTCGGGAACAAACTTGTTCACGATCCCGCCGATCGTCGTCACCATCTGTGGAATGTCCCAGGGCATGTGGATAGGGGAGGGTTAGAAAGTGAAAGGTTAGAAAGTGAAAAGTGGAACCTGAAGAGCTTCAGTCATTCTTCATTCTTCATTTCCCTGAGTGGTGCCACGGACGGATCGTCATCCGACGCAGGGGGTTCGGACTCCCCGCCCGCAGCAAAGCATTTACCTCAGCAATTTCGTTTCGATCCTCTGTGTTCGCTGGTCGATCTGCTGGAGGGTGGCCAGTGCCGCCGCGAGGATCTCCCGCCGCTGGGCGTTGTCCGCCTGGATCTCCGAGATCTTGGCATCCTGGGATTCGTTGAGCTTCTCGACCCGCTCCATCCGGAGGGGTAGGGCTGAGTAGAGGCTGAAGAAGGTGAAGAGGGCGGCACCTCCCGAGCAGGCAGCGACGGCCGAGAGAGCCAGCGTAACAGGATGGGGAAGGGGTGAAACTTGAGGCCTGAGACCTGAGTCAGAGGCGGAAGGAGTATTCATTTCAGCTTTCAGCTTTCAGCTTTCAGGTTTCAGCTTTCAGCTTCCTAGTCCTGGTAGGCGACGACCGATCCCCCGTGCAGCTTGATCGAGCTGAATAGCCCGCTCAGGACATGATTAGCGGGATAGGTCGGGGCGCTGCCGATGGTGGTGTTGGCGGCTCCGGTCAGGCTGCCGGTTAGGGTGTGGAATTGCGTCGCGGTGACGACCCGGATCTCGCGGAAGGTTCCGTTGACGGTGTTGGTGTCGGCGATGACTTGGCCGACTGCTGCTGGGAATTGGTCTCTGGCGGACATAGTGGTAGGGGTTTAGGCTGAAGGCTGAAGGCTGAAGGATTGATTCACAGGGATGAAGGGGATGAGTGATCGGGGATCGGGAATGGGTGATGGGTTATCGGGAAGAAATGGGGATCGGGTTGCAGTCCCTATGACCTATTTCCTATTACCTATTACCGGTCGCCTTTAGGCGACCCGTGCGCTCCAGCGCCCTCCCATGCCTCCGATCTGGAGGCCGATCTTGTCGCTCTCGCGGATCAAGTGGCCCTCGGCGCGGTATTCCTCATTGTTGGCCTTGTCGAGCTGGCCATCCTCTCGGAGGGCGTCGCTGGCCACGGCGAGTTTGAGGTACTCGGCGAGGATCTGGGGAACCGGGATCTGTTTCCAGTGTGTTCCCGTGGGAGGGGTGACAGCGGAATGGGCGATCAGGGCCTGGTAGCAGTGGCCGTCCGTGAACCGCACGATGTCCCCGGCGGCATAGGAAGTTGCCGCGCTCCATGACACCGCGCCGTATTGGTAGGGACGCAGCCGATAGTGCACCCATACGTCCGTCACCGCGAGATCAGGGTCAAGCAGAATCCTCTCGTCGCGCAGGGAATATCCCACCTCCTTCGGGGTGAGTGTCTTGTCGGGGTCATCTAGGTAGATCCCGAAGATCTCCCCGAAGGGCTCCTGTCCCGCCTGCTCGTAGGAGAGATAGAGCGAGTCACCATCCAGCTCGGCGGTGCGCTGCTCGATCCGGCAGAGCTCGGGCCAGCGGTCCCATTCCCATGCGATGGAGATGCGGGAGTTGAGATACTCCGTGAGGGCGGCGCGGGTGGAGGCCTGGAGGGTGGCCGAGGGATCGAGGCCCATGCGGGCGGCGACACCGGTGAGGATCTTCTCGTAGCTTGTGGTTCTCATGGGGAAAGGCTGAAGGAGGGCAGAAAATGATGAAGGATGAATGATGAATGATGAAAACTTGCAGCTTGCTGGCCCTCGACTCTCGACGTTCGACCCTCGTCTTGGCTTATCGGTTCAGGATGTAAGCAAGTCCTACGGCGATCATGACGACCGCGCCGGTGATTTGGGCTTCTTCCCGGATGCCGCGACGGATTAGCTCGGTGCGGGTCTCGTTGTACGCGATCATGTGCAGGACGGTGCCGGGGTAGCGTGTCTCCCGGGCGGCCCAGACACGACCGCGGGCGATGGGGTAGCAGCGGAGGAAGAGGCGGAAATCGCGGAGGAGTGACATGGGGAAATTATGAATGAAAAATGATGAATGATGAAACGGGATCAGGACTGAGCCAACTGTTGAACGAGTTGCTTGATCTGTTCCTGCTTGTCGCTGGGGAGGGTGGCGGCAAGATCGAAGAAGGCGGCGTTTTCGGCCTTTACGCGCTCCACTTCCTGCGCGTCATAGCTTGCGAGGATTTCCTCCACGCGGGCGAGGAGGTAGGCTTCGGGGGTGGTCGGCTCGGCACCTTCGACGGAGTTGAGTCGGGCGACGATGGCGGTGAGGCCGTTCAGTTTGGAGGGGTCGATCGTGAGGGTCATGGGGAGGCTGTTAGGCTGTTGGACTGTTAGACTGTTGGGAGGAATCCTCGCTCGGCTCGTCCTGCTTGATCGCGGAGGCGAGGACTTCGATGGCTTGTTGTATGGAGCAGAAGCCAGCTCTGGAAATCTGGTTTAGGTTGCGTGGCTCAAGAGCTTCGCTAATGAGTTGCAGGGCTTGTTGCGGTGTCATGTTGTTCATAAATCAAGAGAGGCCCACGGAAACGAGGCTCCCCGCGTTGTTTGCCCATAGCTTCACAATTCCTGTTGTCGTGTTGCGGTGGACTTGCCAGTTGCCACTAGTGATCGTCGAGGTTGTCGGATCAGCGGCGCCAGATGTGTAGTTGGTTAAAGTTAATCCAGCTATCGTTGAGGAATTGTTATTTGCTAAAACCAACCCAGAAGTGCAAGAGATAGACCTCACGCCCGAAATGTTTGTAGCCCCTGACGCGCCAGACGAAGTGAAATCAATGCCAGAAGTAGAACCAGCAAAAATACGAAACGCTCTGTTTCCCGTCCCCGTGCCGCCTGCCTCGGTGCCGATTTCGAGGACGTTGCTGTTCCAGCGCATGAAGCCGCGCTCGAAGTTTGTCAGCCCGGCATCCGTGTAGTTATAGACTCGGAATGCGTTAGGTGCTGGTGTCCCTGCCGTCCCGCCATTTCGCAGAGCAAGCGTGTTCGCGGCGTCTTTGGCTAGGAAGAGGTCTTGTGATCCGCTGCCAACGCCCGAACTCCCCCATGCAATAGTATGAGTGTTGGCTAGGTGAAGGCCGTTTGTCCTAAATGAACCTGCTTGTGTGCCGTTAATTGCGAAGATGAATGAGTTATTCGTCGGATCAATAGAATACGCAGTCGTGCCAACTCCAATAGTGACGTTTCCGTTTTTTGATACTGAAAATCTATTGGTTGCGTTTTGCTGTAATTGAATCAGCATACTCGATCCCGCACTCGCCGTATCGGTGATGTTGAGCAGGATACCCCGTGCAACTCCCGACGTGTTCCATACGCCAGACAGATTGAGAATCGGGGTCGTGTTCGCTCCGGTGACGGAGTAGCTCGCCGTCAGTGCAGAGGTGTTCGCGGCTGCGGTGATCGTCTGCCCCGCCGTGAAGGTATTAGCACCGAGAGTCGCACCGCCCCCTCCACCACCAGATCCGACCAGATCGAGCTTGCCCGTGATAGGGTTGAAAGCAAATGCCATGACTAGCTCTTGGTGACGCTGACGAGATCGCTGCCGCTATAGGCAAGCGTGAGTGTCGCAACCGTGGTGCCACTAGAACCACCCGTCTTGTAGACGACGCCGGTCAGGTTCCCCGATGTGTAGGAGAGGCTGATGAAATCGTTCGGCGGAATCGCCATGCCTGCGATGCTTGCCGCACTTGCCTTCGTCGCCGCGACATCAGCCGCAGTCGTGGTCAGGAGCGCGTTGGTGACATCCTGCTTACCCTCGATCTGGTCAGTGTTGACGTTGAGGTTGTCGAGTTGGACGCCTCCGATCTGGAGCTTGCCAGCGGCATCGACGGCCACCGGGACTTTGTTGCCATCAGGATCTTTGCCGACGATTAGATTTGCACTCATGAGAAATTGTTAATTGTTAATTGTTTGGATTGTTTATTGGGCAATCAGCAATCAGGGATCAGCAATCAACAATTAGCCTTGGCCTTGGCCAAGGCTCTGCAAGGCGGGCACCGCTCCCACCCTCCCGATCTGGGCGTTCTGTTGTTGCTGCATCTGGAACTCGAAGCTCTGCACCCGGGCGTCGATCATCTTCCGGAAGATCTCGTCCTGCTGGTAGCGCTGGGTGACGGCGGGGTTGGACTGGATGGTTTGCTGGAGGACCTGGAGGCGGACTTGGGGATTGCCACCTTCCTTGAGCGGGGGCTCGGCACCGGCGGCGATCTTGGTGAACTGCACCTGCTCATCCTCGGCCTCGGCGGCTGCGGCCACTCCGGCATCCCGGACAAGGTTCTCTCCCAGGACGGGATCCACCGCGCCCATGATGAACTTGACCAGACCCGCACGGTCGATGACTCCCGCGACATCGAGCGGGATGGCCACCTTGGCGATGTAGTCGAGCTTCTTGCCGAGGAACTCGTTGTCGAGATCCCTGACATCGAAGTCGGCCTGAAGGTCGAACTGTCCCTGGATCTCCTCGCGGGTGAGCTGGAACCGACCGGGTAGCATCCCGACGATCCGCTGGACCTGGGCGTCGGTGAGATACTGCTGCATGAGCTGGAGTGTCTGGGCGACGGCCAGCTTCATGTCGGTCAGGAAGCTATCGACCAAGTCCTGCTGGGCCAGCATGGTCCGGGCCGGGGCGATGGCGGCCGCCGCGCGGCCGAAGTATTCATCCACGTCTCCACGGGTGGACTGCTCGACTTCGATGGTTCCCTTGTCAAACGGAGGCGGCTCCATCCACCCGAACTCTCCGGGCCTGCGCTCGGGGATCTGGGTGCCGGGGCCGAAGACCAGCTCGATCTTCCCGCGATTCGCCGGGACGCGGACGGGAGGGAGGATGGCGATGGAGGCGCGGTCGCTCCGGTAATCCCTTTGGGTCTTGATCTCCATCTGCTGGGTGGCGACCAGCTCGGGGATGCCGCGTGACTCCAGGAGATTCCGGCTGGTCCGCTCGCGGGGTAGCTCGATGAAGGGGAACTGGCCGTGCTCGTAGGGGGAGATGTCGTGCTTGGCGACGAGGTCGGTGACGGCCGTATTGAGGACGGTGCATTCGACACGGGTGGCTCCCTTGTCGTGGACCTTGCGGTAGAGATGGAAGACTTCGATGAGGTCGCGGTCGTTGTCGGTGAGGTGCTCGTTGTTGCGGAGGATGTTCCGGTTGACCCGCTGGGTCATCCCCTTCTGCTTGACGGCACGCTCGACCCACTCGGCGTCGTAGCCCTCGGTGAGCTCGCGCTCGCGCAGCTCCTCCTCGGTGATCAGCTCGCGGCGTGCGACCCACGGGGCACGCTGGATCGACCAGCAGGAGGCGGGGAAGAGGATGTCCTCCAGCGGCTCCAGCGCCACCCACTCGGGCTTGGACTCGAAGATGTAGGGTGACTCATACTCGAAGATCCCCTTCTCGCGCAGGGCGCGGACGGCCGAGAGCTCCCCTGCCTCCTCGGCCAGCAGGGCCAGCATGGCGCGGGCGCTCTCCTCCTGAAGCGGATCGAGGATCGCCTCGACCAGGGCGGCGGCGGCTCCGTCTCCTTGCAGGGCGACATTCTGGATCTCCTCCATGCTGATCGACTTCTTCTCGATCCGGGTGGTGGTCCTCCAGAAGATCCCCATGAAGGAGAGTCCGAAGGTCTCCCTGATCTGAAGCGCCAGCTCCACCTCGCGGCGGAGGTCGTCGAGGCAGCGAACCTTCATCATCCAGTTGAGCGCGACCTGCACGGCCTGCTTGATGATGGAGTCGCTCGACTCGACCGGCTGGACTTGCATCCGGGCTGCGAAGAAGGCCCGCTTGAGTAGCCGGACATTCTCATTGGTGATCGTGTCGGCCAGTCGGATCCGGCTGTCGGCGGCTCCGTCCCATGGAAAGGGCTTCCGGCCGAGCGATGACTGATGCTTGCGGCCATCCTCGCTCTGACCCGCCCATAAACAGAAGCGGGTGTTGAAGTTCTCCACCTTCCGCCCGTAGTAGTAGGAGGCATCGGCCTCAGCCTGGGAGATCTCGGAGAGAAGGGTAGAGATTTGGGAACGATCCATGGGGAAATTGTTAATTGCTAATTCTTAATTGTTTATTCCTTGGAGGGGCGTCGGTCTGTTGGAGCAATCAGCAATCAACAATCAACAATTATCGGGTGATCCTTATCTTCCTCTCCGCCTTCGGTGCGGCGCAGTGGGGGTTCTTCTTGAGAAACTCGGCTCGGAAGCCCTTGTCCTGCCAGCAGCCGCGCTCTTTCCAGTTCCAGTACCAGTAGGCGTCGGCGTCCACGCTCATGGTGTGCTGGCCGATCCCCTCAATCATGGCGCTCTCGATGCGGGAATGCGCCTGGGCAACCTGACGCTGGCGGATCTCGGCCATGACGGCGGAGGCGTGCCAGCCGGAGTAGAGCTCCTTCTTGATGAGGTCAAGCACCTCGGGATCGTCGATCCCTATGTTCTCTTCAGTAATCATTCCCCTGTGTGATCTGTGATCTGGCTGGGATGCTCCCCCCATGACAGGGGAGCATCCGGTGTCAGACCACCCGATTAGGAAGCGGTCGAAGCGATCTTGCCGAAGCCACGGGGGTTGTGGCAGACGAGGCCAGCGATGGCGTCGATGATGCCACGGGGACCACCGCCGCGATCCTCAAGCTCGCGGAAGGCGGGACGGCGACCGTAGCGCACCTCGACCATCTCGGGGTCGATGATGTATCCACGGCGGCTCTGCACCGCTGCGTTCCCGTCCTGGGCAAGAAGAAGGGAAGGGAGGAGCTGGGTCGATCCAAAGTCACCCTCGAAAAGATCGATCGTCGAAACGATTTTCTTTTCGGAGGCGTTCTGGTTGTAGGTCTTGACGTTCAAGGCCACGTTGGCCGAGCCAGCCTGGGTGCGGGTGAACTCCGTGAAGCGGCGCTTCAGGGTCGGGCCGCAGAGCAGCACGAGGTTCTTCACAGTGCCGGTCTGCTCGTAGATCGCCTGAAGCAGGTTCTGGATGGAACCCTCGGTGATCGAGTCAGTGGCGGTCGAGCTGATCGCACCGGCCACGGAGCGGTAGTCGCTCGGGACGGGGAGATCTGCGGTGGCCGTGGAGGAAATCCAGGCGCCCAATCCCCTCGTGCGGTACGGGGTGCTGGCTCCGCTCTGCTGGACGCTGTCGCTGTCCGAGCAGAAGGCGGCCTCGATGTCGCGGCCGAGCTCCTCGATGGACTTGGCGGCACCACGGGCCATCTCCTTCTTGCGGCCGACACCGGCGACATCGGAGATGTTCGCGGCGAAGTCGTCGACCATGATGGAGCGGCGGAACTTCTGGCAACGGCCGGAGAGCTTCGCACGCTGGGCGGCTGGGCTGTCGTAGGTCGAGACGTCGTCACCGGCCATGACGCCAGCGAAGGAGGGGGCATTGTAGCCGTCGGCCTGCCAGGAGAAGACGTCGGGGTTGACGAGCTCGGCACCCTTCTTGGCGAGGGCGAGGAGGGGCTTGGACTTGGCGTCGACCACGGCGATGAGATCGCTCAGGTCCTCGCGCAGGCCCTTGCTGATCTGTTCATTGATAGTGAGTAGGGGCATGATGGTTGGTTGGTTGTTCGGAGTCGGCGGGGGTAGTTGTGCCTATCCGAGGAGTGATTCCATGAGGGCTGTGACCGAGTCTCGGTCTCCACCCTCCAAAGCTTTCTGGAGCGACGCGGCATCGCGGGCGCTCTTGGCCGGGATCTTCGACTTGCCTGTCACCTTCGGAGGTTCCGGCGCGGGTGACTGCGCCTTCCGGGATGGGGAAGCGGCTGGGGCTTTCGCTTTTGCCTGTGCTTCCTGACGCGCCATGCGGGCCTGTTGGCCGACAAGGGCATCTCCGATGATCAGCTCGACATTGGGATACTTGCCCATTGCGGGATAGGTCTTGAGGATGTCCCGGAGCGCCTTGCTCTCGGCCGAGCCCTGGGTGAAGAAGGCGGGGTAGGCCGTCTGGGCCTCGGCCCGACTGGTCTCCCTCTGCGCCAACCATGCCCGTCGTGCCGGTCCGTGATCGGTCACGATCGCGTCGGCGGCTGCGAGGTGTCGCGCCATCTCGGCGGAATCGACATACTCCTCACTGCCATCGGCCCCCTTCACGGTGGCCCCGTCGCGGTTGGTCATGGCCCAGGTACGCACCCGCTTGGCGGTGGCGATCCTGGCATCCAGGTCCTCGATGGACTCGACGTCGGTGAGCGGATCCTCGGGAGTCGGCTGGAGCACCACCTTGGAGGCGGCGGCCAGTTCCGTCCTGAGTCGTTCCGTTTCCTCGCGGGTCTTCTCCAGCGCCTCTTCAGCCTCGCGCCTCTTGGCGGTCAGCTTGTCGATGCGCTTGAGCAGCTTGTCAGCCTTGGGGGACCGGGCCTCGCCCTTCTCTGTGTCCTCGCTGTCGGCTTCCTCCGCGTCGTCGTCCTCCTCGTCGGATGATTCCTCATCCTCCTTGGAGTCTTCCTCTTGCTTCTCCTCACCCGTCGTGGAGGCTTCCTCCTGCACGGATGATGCTGATTCATCGTTCCCGGAGTCTTCGGTGGCCTCGGGCTTCTCAGCCGTGGGCTCCTCTTCCTCCGTTGCGGGCTTCGCGCTTTCAACTCGGATGCTCTCCGGAAGGAATGCCGCGATGTCCGTCAGACTTATCTCGTTCTCTGCTGCCATAGGTTAAGTCGCCTAAGTCGAAACAAGCCCCATTTGTCCCTGCTCTCCGATCAGGCTGGCCGGGCTAGGTACTGCCGCCTGATATGCGCACTCGTCAGGTATCGAGGGGGGAGGTGTCAATATATTTCTCACTGGTTCCAGTGAGAAAGAAATGAAGAATGAAAAATGATGAATGATAAAACGGGGAGAGAACCTAGCAGCCTTCAGCCTTCAGCCTTCAGCCTTTGAACTTGTAATGATGGATGGGGTAGAGGCCGCGGCCGGTCGTCATCCTGCGGTATTTTCGCATCACGCATTGCTTGGAAATGAGGGCCTGCTTGATCAGGCCGAAGGCAGTCGCTCGGGAGAGATTCCATTCCGCCGCGCATTCCTCGGTGGTGAACCAACCCTCTGGCACCACGTCCTCCTTGAGGGTACGCATGGAGACAAGTGGGGGCGGGCGCTTCATTGGAACTTCCCGGCGAGTGAGCCGAGCAGGCTCTTGCCGCCGATGATCGGGATATTGAGGTGGAGGAACTCACCGCTTCTCGCGGCAAGCTGGACGGCGAAACCGTGTGTCCAGGAGGTCGGGTTGGTGTGCTGCCAGAGCGGTTGCAATTCGCAGAGACAGCCGGGGTTCCATGCCTTGATCTGACCGGCATGGACCGGCCGGGCGCTTGATGACTGCTCCCGATGGGTATGACCGAAGCAGACGTTCCCGGCAAAGGAGTTGAGCGTCGTGGTGGTCGCCTGCTTGCTGGTGCTCGATCCGTGGAAGAAATAACACTTCCCCTTCCTGATGGTGCCGGGCAGCGGGAGGTCGTCGTAGAACTCTCCCTGCCGGTAGTAGGGGATCCCGCGCTCGGCCAGCCGGAGCAGGAACTCGGGAGCGAAGGCCCTCCTCAGATACTCGGCATCCTTGGAGTTGCGGAGTGTCTGGGTGAGCGCCCAGGTCTCGATCCTCCGCTCGTGATTCCCCTCGATATACTCGACCTTGGCACGGGGGGCTGCCGACTGGACGGCATCGAGGAAGGCATTCGTGGCGGCAATATCCGATTCGTAGGTATAGGCAGATTCCGCGACGTAGCCCAAAGTATGGTGCTGGGCTAGGAACCCGCCGCAATCGACATGATCGCCGAGGAGAATCACCTCATCGGGATCGAGCGCCTGAATGTCGCCGAGGCAGGCGGCCAGAGCGCCCTTGTCCACCTTCGCGCCATGGGTGTCGGGGATGATGACCCGGACGATGTCCTCCTTCCCCCGGCGGGTGGGGCGTGCAGGCGCGACGGGTCGCACCCTGGCGGTGTGGAGGTGGCGGTCGAGCGTGGCGGCGAGCTTGGCCTTGGCCGATTCGCTGGCCTTGAGCTGTTCCTTGAGACGGATGATCTCGGCAGCCGAGGCGGCAGTCTGGATCTCCGAGCGGACGCTGGCGGCCCGCGGAATGCGTGGTTGTTTCTTTCCCATAGTGTCCCTTTCTCCCCCGAGATACGGGGGATGAGCGGCCGTCAACGCTGACGGACCGACTCCTGACGCCTGCGTTCCAACTCGTGACGCACTGTGCGGATCATGTCAAGCCCTCCTGCACAATGGGCGAGCAGCCCCGGCTTGTCGGCCACGGTCGCCGCGCTCACCAGCTCGATCTGATCGGCCTCGGCGTCGGCAAGCAGCTCCTGGAGTCCCCGCCACCAGAGCGGCTCATCATCGAGCCCGACGGAGAAGGCCATGAGGCGCTCCTCATCGCTGAGGCGATGGGAGCCAAAGGATGAATTATGAATGATGAATGATGAAGGACTGAAGATTGAGCGGAGGTAGCTGAGGATGTAGTGGATCGTATTCATAGGGTTGGGTTGTTTGGTTGGGTTTTTGAATTGTCATTGTCCTCTGTAATAGTGAAGAACTTGAGTGAAGGCATTTAGAAGGTCCTGCTCGTCTTCTAAATCGAAGCTCCTATCTCTTCCCTCTTTGATTTCTTTTTCGTATCTGGCGATCCAGCGATGCCGATCCTCGATGCATCTTTGTAGCGAGATAATCACAAGCTGATCTTCCCAAGGTTTCGCGGGGTCGAATGCGTCGTTGCGTTGTGGTGGCGTCTTGGTTGTTGTCTTTATTTCATCATTCATAATTCATCCTTCATAATTTTTGCTTAGTAGCTTCCCCCTTGAGCTCCGCAAGCATCTGGCAAGAGCGGCACTGGCACTGATAGTGAAGTCCAGGGTTGCCACGTTGAAACATCTCCGCAATCTCCACGGCGCGGTTAAACTGTGATCGAAGCCTCTCGACCTCGGCCTGTGCCTTGCATTGGTTCTCTAGTGATACGGCAAGCTCGCGCTCCAGGTCGCGGGCTAAAGCCACGACATCATCGTGCGTGTGGAATTTCCAGAACACGGCATCGGTTCTCGGTGTCTCTGTTTTATCATTTTTCATTTTTCATTTTTCATTTCCCCGTCAGTACGTTCCACCGGAACGGACTGACAAGATCTCTCCTTCCACATTCGTGACTCCTGAGAGGCAGAAGTAGCGCAGGCAATCTATGGGATCCTTGAGCGCTCCGGTCTTCCCGTCCGCGCCGGTCCATTCCTTGAGCGCATGGATCGTGTTCTTGCACTCGTCGGAGACGTAGAGCCGGGGCTGGTTCATGGCATCGACCGGCTTCCCCGTGTCGTAGTGGAGCCAGTCATTGATCAGGTCGATCCCCTCGTCGATGTTCGTGCCGGGGGTGGCGACGAAGTTCAGGCCGATCTCGGCGCATTCCTCGATGAGGGTGGTCGCGCTCTCGCGGGCGACGGTGGCGGCATTCCCATAGCGGCTGTCCATCCAGCGCTCAAAGACTTGCTCCCCTTTCTCCAGTCGCTCGATCTCCTCCTTGTAGCGCTCCAGTCCGAAGCCGAAGCTCTTCTGCGCCGGACCGGCACGGCCGTCGGCCTTCTTCCCGTCGGGCTCGGCCCATGCGCCCGCGTAGCCGACGCCGTCGATGTAGTCCTGTCCGGGCCACTCCCGATAGACAAAGGCCCTGCCCGAGTCGTCGATGATCAGCCAGATCATGTACCAGTTCCGACCCGAACAGGGATCGACAAACTGGTATCGTGTCCCCTTGGTCGGGATGCGGCTCTGGGGGATGACATGGACGCGGTCACTGAAGAGAGGGAATCGTCCGGCGATCGCCTTGGTCGGGACGCCGTAGGCTCGGCAGAGGATCTCGGGGCGGGCGGCCTTCTCCAGCTCTTCCCTCATGCGGGTCCAGCCTGCCCAGGGATTGTTCCGGGTGTGGAAATACAAGACGCTCGCCTTCCTGCGGACGCACCTCTGGATGACCGGCACCTTCTCATGGCCGGTCAGCGTCCTCTTCCCCTCGACATCGCCGTAGATCGGGAGCAGCTCGGCATCGGTCTCCTCGACCGTCTCGGCTCCGGTGAGGTAATCCTTCACGGTCGCGCTGTAACCCTCGACCGGCGTGAATGAGACGATGAGCTTCCCATTCCGGTCGAGCAGGCGGTAGCGCATGGTGGTGAGCCAGTCGAGCGGGACCAGCTCGTCGCACCAGATGATGTCGAGCTCGCCGCCCTCGATCGTCGAGACATCCTGGGCGTAGTTGCGGAACCAGCACTGGGAGCCATTCGGAAGGACGAAGGCATTCTCCGAGAAGCCGTTCTTCTGCGAGTAGGAGATATTCGTCACTTGGGTCTTCTTGGCGGTCTTCCACTCCAATGGCATGTTGTGCCAGATGTAGGGCTGCTGCATCTCGACCGAGTTCGGAGCGGTCGTCTGGAAGCACCAGGCACGAGCACGAGGCTTCTCCACCAGCGCACGCATCACCTCGCGGGCGGCCCAGGAGGATTTCCCCGAGCGGTTCCCCCCCATGACCAGCACCTCGCGGTCATGCTCCAGCACGGCGCTGGCCCGCTTCCAGTGATCGGGCACGAAGCCATGCCGGAAAGGGTCCTCGCGTTCCTTGCGGATCAGCTCTTCCCTAAGCTGGGCGGCTGCCAGCCACTGATCGGGAGGAAGCGTCGCGGGAGGAACCGGTAGGGCGGGATGCGGGGTGGGTGTCCAGGATTTGGGCATGGGCGGAAAATGAAGAATGAAGAATGAAAAATGGTGAAACGGGGGAGACTGAGGGTTACTCGTGGAGGGAGAGTTTCTCGTAGACGCGGGCGACCAGCTCGCCGAACTCGGTGACGGCCTGCTCCTCGATGTCGGGGAATCGGGCATGAAGCAGCTCATGGACGGTGCATTCCACGAGCGAACGGGTGCGGCCATTCCGTGCGGCATGGATCACGATCCGGCGCAGCTCCTTGTCAGCGGAGCCGTCATCGACGACACCTCCTGTCTTGCCGGGGAATCCGAAGCCAATGGTCCACCGCTTGCCGAGGATCGTGGCCGTGCAGACTTTCTTAAAGCTCATGGGGATAGGGCGGGACGGTGCGGAGGGAATGGGGGGCAGGCGCTAGGGGGTTAGGCTCTAGGCTGTTAGGCTTGCTGGTCCTCGACCCTCGACTTTGCAGGCCCGGCCGTTGCTTCGCATCCGTTACGGCGACGCTCGACTTCTTAAAGATGGCGTCGAAATTCTGCCGATACTCCCGGCTGAAGCAGTTTCTCGGACTGTCCCCCTTCCCCGCGCTCATGGCTTGGCCTCCTTGATGATCTTCTGAGTCTCGCCGAGCATGTCACCCACTCCGGCACGGTAGCCGAGCATGAAGGCGTGCTCGAAGCGCTCCATGGCGTCGATCACTCCATTCCCGTCGCGGCCGAGATAGCGGATCCCTTCCGTCTTCCAGACCCTCTTCCAGAGCGGATCGGGATCGGACGGATCGGGAATAGGTGATGGGGAATGGGTGATAGGGGCCGAGAAATCCATGGGAACTGTGTCTCGATCACGCAGGATGGCCGTCCTCCTGCGCTTCTCCTCAGCCGCCTTGTAGGCATTCTGTAACTTGGTATCACTCATTGCCCCCCCTTTCGCGCATCGAGCGCTTCAATAAGTTTGTCGGCCAGCAAGACAGATCCAGCAATTAGCTCTTGAAGCGTTGCATCGCTATCTACTTGAATCATTGCTGACAGAAGCTGAGTCGCCATTACTTCGCGACGTTGGTCATCCTTAATGCGATCAATCAGTGGCTTTCTTTGTTCTTCGCTCATGTTGTTAGGTGGTTAGGCTTTGGACTGTTTGGTTGAAGTTAACGAAAGAGGGGAGCAGGAGACGCCATGCGAGCGCTGCCACTCTAGGAACCTGTCCATTTCCAATGGCTTTAGATCTGCCCACCCAAGTACCCACCCCATCATCCACTCTAGCCATGTCGGGTTGATACATTTCCCAGCCAGGCTGGCAAACCCCTCCACCATTGGTTGCTCCTCTAAATTCCCGTGATATTCTTTCCTGATCCACCACCTTCGGTTCTTGTAAGTCGATGCCCTTGGGGTAGGAAAGAATCCACATTCTGTCCCTTGGGTGGGGAAGACCGGCGTTTGCAGCGGATACACATCCCCATCTTGCATTATACCCCAGCTCGGAAAGGTCCCCAAGGACTCGGTCGAGTCCTCGAACAGCAAGCATTGGTGAGTTTTCCACGAAGACGAATTTTGGTCGTACTTCGCAAATGATCCTTGCCATTTCGGACCACAATCCTGATCTATTTCCAGAGAGCCCAGCCCCCCCCCCTGCGATACTGATGTCTTGGCATGGGAATCCACCACAGACGACATCAACTCTCCCTCTCCACGGGGTGCCGTCGAATGTTGAGACATCGTCCCAGATTGGGAATCTTGGGAGCGCTCCGTCGCGCTGGCGCTGCAATAAGGCTTTTCGGCAATAAGGCTCAATCTCGACAGCGCATACTGTGGTATGTCCCAGAAGGTGTCCGCCGAGGATTCCGCCCCCTGATCCTGCAAATAGGTGTAGCTCATGCAATTTCATCATTCATCATTCATCCTTCATCATTTGCCTTGATTCGCCACGGGAACGGATGGCCGGTCCTTTTCAGTCTCTCCAGCACCATGGAGCCCAGCGGCCACCGGCCTGCCGGGGTGACTGCCCGTGGTAAATTCAAATCCCTGATCCCGCGCCTGGACGGCCATGTCGAGGCAGTTCAGGTATCCGGCGGCATCGACGCGGTTGTCCCGCTTGGGCTTGTAAGCCTCCCGTGCCAGCTTCACGCAGACCATGAAAAGGATGGCCTCCTCTGTTGAAATATCATGGCCGGTCAGTGAGTTAAACGCGGCGCTCACCCGGCCGTAGTCATGGGAGGGGTGGCCGTAGGAGTCGTTCCGATCCCGTGTGGTGAGGTGCTCGGCCTCGCTTAGGATGGAGTTACTCGACTGACCGGAGAGATGGCCCTCCAGCTCGGCGATGCGATCCTTGAGCGACGCGATGTAGGCGACATGAGCCGGTGTGAACATGGGATTTACCTTTGGCTGGCCCGGCCGTTGCTTCGCATCCGTTGCATCCTGATTTCCTGATTTCTTCTTTTTCATGGTCGATGGCTTGGTTTTCACCTGGGCGACCCACTCGGGATCGTAGTTGATGGTGGCTATCATGGTGTTGGGGCGGTTGGGTTTTTCACTTTCTAACTTTTCACTTTTCACTTCGGGCCTAGTGCTTCTGGCGTTTCTCTTTGTTGTTGGTGTAGAGCTGCTCGGTGACGTTGTTGAACCGGGTGTATTCGGCCTCGAACTTGAGGTTCACGGTGCCTACGGGGCCGTTGCGCTGCTTGGCAACGATCAGCTCAACCGAGCCATCATCGAGGCTGTTCCCGTCGCTGTCCTTCATCCCCTTCTTCGGACGGTGGAGCATGACGACGATGTCGGCATCCTGTTCGATCTGGCCGCTCTCGCGCAGGTCGGCGAGCTTCGGGGCGCT